AACAAGCGTGCCTATGCACGTGTAAAACTCGCGAACAATGACCTTGGACGCGAAATGCAGGAGCTGATCAAGGATGGAATCATCCGTAACGTCAGCTTCGGCTACAAGATCAATGCGATGGAAGCCGATGAGTCCACTTCACCAGTGACTTATCGTGCTACCAACTTCCAACCGTTTGAAATCAGTTTGGTGACCGTGCCTGCTGATCAATCGGTTGGCATTGGTCGCAGCGCCTTTAATAATAAAGGCGTAGATACGGCGTCAGCCGTGGAAAACACCTTCAACGGAGTTACTACCGTGGATCAAAACCTCAACGTTGAGGCTATCCGCGCTGAGGCTGTACAAGCCAAGGCGAAGGAAGCAGCCGACATGATCGCCCTTGGTCAACGTACCAAGAACATTGAACTGGCTCAGGAGTTTATCGCTAACTCCCGCAGCCTCGATGAGCTTCGTACCGCCCTTCTGGAAAAGATGGGTGTGCAGGAAAAGCCCATCAACGCCAAGGACGCCGAAATCGGCATGTCCACCAAAGAGCGTCGTGATTACAGCTTCGTGCGTGCAATCAACGCTCTGGCTCACCCCAACAGCGCTGAAGCTCAGCGTGCTGCTGGTTTCGAACTCGAAGTCAGCCGTGCTGCTCAAGAGAAGTCCGGTAAGGAAGCTCGTGGCATCCTGGTCCCCGCCGATGTGCTGGGCTTTGGTCGTCGCGATCTGACTGTCGGCTCTGCTTCCGGTGGTGGTGATCTGGTGGCTACCGATCTGATGAGCGACAGCTTCATCGATCTGCTCCGTAAGTCGCTGGTGCTGCAACAAGCAGGTGCCAACGTCATGACCGGTCTGCAGGGCATGGTTGCTATCCCCCGTCAATCGGGTGGCGCTACCACCTATCACGTGGCTGAATCCGGTGCCATCACCGAATCGCAGCTCACCGTGGATCAGGTTGCAATGCAGCCCCGCACCATTGGTGCCCTGACCGATTACAGCCGCCGTCTGCTGCTTCAGTCCAGCATCGACATCGAGAATCTCGTTCGTCGTGACCTGGCTCAGCAGATCGCCATTGAGGTTGAGAACCAAGCCATCAACGGCACTGGCACCGGTTCCTATCCTCTGGGCTTCCTGAACGTTACCGGCATCAACACTGAGTCTGGCTACACCACGTTCGCTGATTATGTGAACGCTGAAGCCGCTCTCAGCACCGATAACGCTCTGCTCGGCACCCTTGGTTATCTGATGAACTCCGCTCTGCGCGGAACCCTGAAGACCACTGAGAAAGCCAGCAACACTGCTCAGTTCGTCTACGAAGCCGACAACACCATCAACGGTTACTCGGCTTACGTGTCCAACTCCATGCCGAACAACACTGCGGTGTTCGCTAATTTCAGCGACATCATGATCGGCTTCTGGAGCGGTCTGGACATCATGGTTGATCCCTACACCGGTTCCGCCTCCGGCACCGTGCGCGTGGTTGCCATGCAGGACTATGACGTGGCTATCCGTCATCCTGAGTCCATCTGCAAACTGTCCTGATAACTAGGAGCGGGTATGCGCATTCAGATGCTTCGTAGCACCATCGTTGACCTCAAAGAGGTGAAAGCTGGTGACATTGTCGAAACCGACAAAAGATCAGCCTTGTTGTTGATCGGCATCCAAAAAGCCATACCTGCTCCTTTACCTCAGGAAGTTGTAATCGAGGCTGAAGAAGAGCCTCAAACTGTTAAACCCGCTCCCAAACGGAGAAAGACCAATGATCCACAACCTCGGGTCTAAGACCACTCTGCTGGCGGTGCGCCCTAACGCTGTTGCCGCTTCCACTGGTGTTGGCTCTGCCATCGATCTGCTCGATTACGAAGGCGATATTGCTTTCGTTCTTGACGCTTCTGCCGGTGGCGCTGGCATTACCTATGCCGTCAAGCTGACCGAATCCGACACCTCTGGTGGCACTTACACCGATGTGTCTGGTGGCGCTTTCACCACCACTGAAGCCAATACCGCTTCTCAACAGAAGCTGTATGTGAACAGCAACGACATGAAGCGCTACATCAAAGCGAGCGTGACTGTTGCTGGTGGCACCGGCACTGGCTTTGTGTCGCTGACCGGTCTTGCTTCTGTCAAGTACGGCGCTTGATCCTAATGGCGCTTTCTGAAACGCTGGCATTTCTCAATACCGACGAGTTTGGCGTTACTTGCCAAATTGGTGCTGGTGCTGAATTTGTTGGCATTTTGGATTCGCCTGTGGATGTGATCGCGGGAGGTATGGCTCTAAGTCGGGAGTATTTGCTTACGGCGAAAACTTCTGATGTGAGTTCCGCCTCTCGCGGCACTTCTATCACTGTCGGTGGCTCGTCGTACACCGTGCGTGAAAATCGCGCAATTGACGACGGAGTATTTTCTGAGTTGTTGTTGTCCAAGGTTTGATCCGCCATGAGTATCGCCAAGGTCAACACACGCGCCAAATGGGCAACATTGAATCCAGTGCTGTTGCCCGGCGAGACGGGGCTTGAAACCGATACCAAAGCCAAGAAAAACGGAGACGGCAAGACACCGTGGAATCAATTGCCGTATAACGGCGCAGCGGGATATTGGGGAGATTTTGCAGATACAAGTGATCAAACAGCAACTGCAAATACGCCAACTTCAGTTCTTTTTCGTGTTGACGATATTCACAATCGTGGAGTTAGAGTTGTCAATAACACCAGAATTACTGTTGAGCATCCGGGCATCTACGGCTTTACATTTGTTTTGCAATTATCAAATAATGACACTGTAATTCACGACATTAATGTATGGCTGCGTCTGAATGATTCGGGTTCCAGCGGCGATCTTCCCAGCACTGGAACCAAAGTGAGCGTCATTGAAAGCCATGGTGGCGTTCCGGGCAATAACGTAATTGCCCTCAATCACGCAATGCTTCTTGCTCCTAATGATTACGTTGAATTGATTTGGGCGACCAGCCATGTTGATGCTTACCTGCAAGCTAGTGCCGCAATTACTAGCCCATACACCCGTCCGGCAACGCCTAGCGTTCATTGCAGCGTTGTTCAAATTGCTTCCGCCTAATCATGGCTGACACCGTACGTGAACAGATCCTTGCTCGGATCAAAACCAATTTGGACAACATTACTGATGCGACGGTATATCGCAGCCGTGTTGAGCCACTGTCTCGCGGTGAGGCACCCGCAATTATCGTTGAACCCATCAGCGATCAACCGTCAGAAGTTTTCAGCAGCAAATTGCAATGGTCTCTTCGGGTGCGGGTAACGGTCATTGTTCGCGCCAATGTCCCAGATGATGTTTCTGATGCTTACACCCAACAAGTTCATAATCGAATAATGTCCGATCCCACATGCAATGGAAGCGCGTTGGACATAGATCCTGATCGCGTCGATTTTAGTTTGTACGAAGCAGACATACCTCTTGGTATCATTAGCATGGATTACATGGTCATGTACCGTTCAGGTCGCACTGACCTAACCACGGCAGGTTGATCTCATGGCTAAGAGCAAAACTCCCAAGCCTGTGCCTAATCCCGGCGTCGGAGGTACTTATCTCTTTGACGTTGTGACTGGTGAGCTTAAACTGTTGACAGAAACTGATCTCTTAGGAGACCAAACCGATGGCGAAGCTTTACCGGAAGCGGACCGTCCTTGTTAAGACTGAGTCAACGTACGGCACGGATTCCTCTCCGGCTGGCAGCGACGCTGTCCAAGTTCGGAACCTTGAAATCACTCCAGTCGAATCTGAGGTTCTTAGCCGAGATTTGATTCGTCCTTATCTGGGCAACTCTCCGCAATTGATTGCCAACACTCGTGTGGTGGTAACTTTTGAGGTTGAGTATTCAGGCTCTGGTACTGCTGGCACTGCCCCTCGTTACGGCGGCTTGCTAAAAGCCTGCGGCTTCAGCGAAACCGTTGTTGCCAGCACCAGCGTTACTTACGCACCTGTCTCCAGCAGCTTTGACTCCGTCACCATCTACTTCTCCCTTGATGGTGTGCGTCACAAGGTGACGGGCGCACGCGGTACGTTTTCGCTGAACTTGACCGCAAACCAAATTCCGATCATCTCTTTCACGATGACCGGTCAGTACAACGCCCCGACTGATACTGCGGATCCGACTCCGACCTACACCAATCAGGCGGCACCTCAGATCTTCAACGACACCAACACCACCGCCTTCACCCTGTTTGCGTCAAGCAGTATCCCGCTGCAAACTTGCGCACTTGATGTCGGCAATGAGGTTGTTTACCGCGAATTGGTAAACAGCAACAAGGAAGTCAGCATCGTGAACCGCGCTGGCACCGGCAGCCTCACCATTGAGATGGTCACCTTGGCAACCAAGGACTTCTTCTCCAATGCTGTGGCAGGCACCACTGGTGCTTTCAGCATCACGCATGGCACGACTGCTGGAAACATCATCGACCTGGCTACCGCTTCTGGTGGCGTCAGCCTCGGTGGTCCTACGTATGCAGAAGACAACGGCGTTGTTATGCTGAACCTGCCGTATACTCTCGTACCCACTTCCTCGGGTAACGACGAGTTCACTCTGGCTTACACCTAAACCGCATGGCATTCGTTCTTAAGAAGACTGCAACGTACAAATGGCCGGTTTCAGTAGAAACACCTATTGATGGCGGCAAGTTTGAAAAACAAACGTTCGATGCAGTCTTCAAACGAATGAGCCGTTCGTCCTTTGTGGATTTGCTTGAGAAGGGTGAGGATGCCCTTGTTGAGCAAATCCTTGAAGGTTGGGACGGTGTTCTGGATGATGATGGGAAAGAAATTCCTTTCACCCAGAAAAACAAAAAAGAAATGTTGGATGATCCCTATGTCATCCGAGGCTTGATCACTGCTTACGCCGATAGCGTCGTAGGGGTGCTGGCAAAAAACTAGAAGACGCCGCACGTCACTGGTGCGGCATGGCTCAGACAGGTGAAGAAGAGACTGACGAAGATTTAAAAGCTTTGGGCTTGATGCCTGAAGCTATTGCTGATTTGCAATCACGCAAAGATGCTGAAGACTTCGAGGTATGGGAGGAAAACTTAGAAACAGTTCAAATGTTCATGCGCATGCAAACGCAATGGAACGTTGGAGTTAGCGGTGCTGTCGGTTTGAACTACCCGAGTCTGGAATGGCTCTGTAAGCTGTATGCAGTGATGGATCCGGTCGCCTTGTTCGAAGGTATCCGCATCATGGAAGCAACTGCGCTTACCTGCTTTCAAGAACAACGGAGTAAGTAATGGCTGATCAATCCACGGTATTGCGCGTCAGAGCCGAGGTTGAAAACCTTGAAGGCTTGAACCGCCTGCGGACCGCAGTTCGTGGTGTTTCGTCAGAGGCAAAAGCCAGTAGCAACGATTTCAATAAGTTGCTGGATAGCGTTCGGAGCTTAGATACTGCAACCAATCGCTCGATCAACGGTTTACAACGTCAGAAGGAAGCTTTTGATGCAATTCGTCGCTCTGCAAATCTCGGAAGCGATGCGTTTAAGCAGGCAAGCGCAGAGATTGCACGTCTTGATAAGCAGCTTGCGCAAGTAGAAGGCAAGCAGGCTGGTGGCCGTGGTGCAAAGCTTGCTCAAACGCTTGGTGCCGTTGCATCTGGTGGTGTTTTTGGTGGTCCTGAAGGTCTTATTGGTGGCGCCATTGGCGCTGCTGGTGGACCAACTGGAGCATTGGCGGGTGCAGCACTGGGTGCGCAAATTGGGCAGCTCCGACAACTGGCTGGTTCCACTGCTGAATATGCCGCTGAAATCAATAAGCAACGAATCGCACTGCAACTTGTTACCAAGGATCAAAATGAATACCAACGTGCATTGCAATTTATTGATCGCACAAGTCGTCAACTTGCAATTCCGCAAGAAATTATTACAGAGCAATTTACAAAATTAACAGCATCTGTCAAAGGCGCTGGTGGCAATGTTCGCGATGCGGAAAAAGCTTTTATTGGCATTGCATCTGGCATTCGTGGAACTGGAGGCAGTCTTCAGCAATTAGAATCCGCACTGCTTGCAACTTCTCAGGTATTCAGTAAAGGCAAGGTCAGCGCAGAAGAACTTCGCCAACAGATAGGCGAACGCTTGCCGGGTGCTTTTAGCTTGTTCGCAAAATCTTTGGACATGACTCCACAAGAGCTTGATAAGGCTCTTGAAAAAGGACAAGTCAGCCTCCAAGATTTCCAAAAATTTGCAGAGAAATTATTTGAGGAATATGGCGAAAACGCCAAGATTATTGCAAACGGACCCGATGCTGCTGGCGATCGACTCAAAACATCACTGTCTCGTCTCAACGAAAGTATTGGCACGCTTTTGAAGCCAATTGGCGCTGAATTTCAAACTGTATTTGCAAAAATTGCTGTATCAATTGATGAAGCGGCTAGAAAGCTGGCGGATTTTCTTGGCATAGGCAAAGGCAGTGCCGATGAAATTAGAAAACTTAAAAATGACATTGAAACTACAAATATAAGATTGCAGGATTTTGCACGACTTCGTGTGCGGCGCGGCGGAATGCTTGATCCTGGTCAATATTCTCAAGAAAAAACTTTATTGGAAAGAAGCACTAGATTGCGTTCTCAATTATCAGCGCTTGAAGCGGCTGCAAAGATAGCCAGAGAAGGTCAGACTGAGCCACCTTCTAAGTTGCCTGGCATTGATCCGACTGCTGCCAAAGAGAAAAAACCTCCAAGAATTCCAGTTCAAAGAATTAGCGATATCATTGGCGCTTCTGAAAAACAAGCAGAGCAAGCAGAAAAAAACTTGCGCTTGCAAGAATTAATCAACGAAGCCAAACAAAAAGGCTTTAAATATGACGCGGAAATACTTCCGCTCCTGAGAAAATCGCTGGATTTCAATACTCAAATTCAATACGGTGAGGCTGCAATTGAAGAGTTAGTTGGCAATAAAAATTATCTGCTTAAAAATGGCTTAAGCATAGAAGAGTACACCGCACGACTTGCAGTAGCCAGAACAAATATCGAAACCGCTCGGATTAATCGTCAAACAGAATTTTTGCAATTACAAGACAAGGAACGTGAAATAGTTGAACGCATTGATGCTGACAGGACAAATGCACTTCAGAAAATTCAGCAATATTTAATTGACGCTGAAATGGCCAGTAAAAAACTGACAGACGAAGAGAAGCGTCGTCTTGAAATAAATCAGTTTCTAGCAAAAGTAATTGAAGAATCTTTTGGCAAGATCAGCGATGAAGAATTAGTGGATGCCATTAACCGAATTCGTGAGGCAATGGAAAAGACAATTCCAAAAGCAAAAGATTTTGGTGAAAATTTCAAGGAATCATTCCAGCAAGTTGCTACTTCTGCACTTGATCTTGGCACCAATATCGGCGCTTCACTGGGTAATGCCTTTTCTTCTTTGGGTGATCAAATTGGTGAATTTGTGACAACTGGTAAAGCCAGTTTTGCTGATCTGACTCGTTCGGTCCTTGCTGATCTTGCCAAAATTTTTGCTCGTGCAGCAATCTTTGCCACCCTCAAAAGCGTTTTTCAAGGTAGTTCCGTTGGCAAATTGTTTGGATTTGCAATGGGTGGCGTCATGACCTCTGACGGTCCAATGCCTCTCAAGCGCTATGCAAACGGTGGTATTGCCAGCAGTCCTCAGCTTGCAATGTTTGGCGAAGGAAGCATGCCTGAAGCTTATGTGCCACTGCCTGACGGTCGTAGCATTCCTGTCAGCATGAAAAATGGCGGTTCTGGTAGCAACGTTGTGGTCAACGTAGACGCCAGTGGAACAAGCGTTCAGGGAAATCAACCTGATGCTGCTGCATTGGGACGTGCCATTGGCGCAGCAGTGCAGGCAGAATTGGTCAAGCAAAAACGACCCGGAGGCTTGCTTGCCTGATGGCTACTTTTACCTATACGCCAAGCTTTACAGCTAGCGAGGAAAGCCAGCCCCGTGTGCGAACCACGCAGTTTGGTGATGGCTATAGCCAGCGCCTTCGCTACGGGTTGAATACAGATCCCAAATCGTGGCGATTAACTTTTCAGAATCGTTCGAATACAGAGCGAGACAATATTTTGACTTTCTTGGAAGCTCGTGGAGGTGCCGAATCCTTTGATTGGACGCCACCTCGCGGCTCAGCTGGTAAATATATTTGTCAGCAATGGAATATGGAAATGGTTGTTTATAACAACAACACAATTACAGCGACATTTATTGAGGTGTTTGAGCCATGAGCGAAATGTTCCAGGAGCTGCTCAGCTCCAATCCTTACGCGATCATTGAGCTATTTGAGCTGCACCTGGATCAGGAGCTGCATGGCAGCACAGAGATTGTACGTTTTCACGCTGGCGCCAATCAGACCAGCCCCGTAGGCGAAATTTATTGGCAAGGGCAGCCCTATCAGGCATTGCCGATTGAAGCAGAAGGTTTTGAGTACAACGGTTCTGGACAACTTCCACGTCCAACAATCCGCGTCTCCAACTTGTTGGGCAGTGTCTCGGCGTTATTGCTGGGCGTAAATGAGATCACTCCTGGCAACGACCTGACTGGCGCAAAAGTTATCAGGATCCGCACGTTGAGTCGTTTCTTGGATCCTGCAAACTTTGCGGGCAATGTGAATCCTTATGGCACGCCTGCGAATGAGGAGATGCCGCGTGAGATCTACTACATCGACCGCAAATCAGCAGAGAATCGCGAAATCGTTGAGTTCGAGCTTGCATCCGTATTTGACCTGGCTGGTGTTCGGGCGCCTAAGCGGCAGGTGATTGCCAATATCTGCCAGTGGAAATACCGCAGCGCCGAATGCGGTTACACGGGTGGCAACTACTACGACGAATACGACAACGCACTTGGGGCAACCCCCGCGACTAATTTCAGCGCCACAGCTTTTGGCGCACAGTTAACAGCAGGCGAAACATTGAATGAAGGCGATGCAATCGTGTCATCCAATGGCTGGTATCGCGCCATCATGCAAAGCGATGGCAACTTTGTCGTCTACAAGAAAAACGGAACAGCAGCCTGGGCAACCAATACTGTTCGAGGCGATGGCACTTATCGCGCCGTAATGCAAAGCGATGGCAACTTTGTGATTTACAACGGCAGTTCTGCGATCTGGGCAACCAATACAGAAAACACTTCATCGCCCAGCACGATGAGTTTTATTGATTGGTATCCACGCGACGTGCAAACAGGTCGCTCTGGTGGTTTTGGCTGGGAATGTGTCGGCTCAAATCCCACTGGCTCAGGTCAAACCAACACGCAAACAGAGTCCTTTACTATCGGCAGCCGTTCAATCACTGTCTTGTTTGAGTTCTATTCAACTGAATTGCCCGTCGGTCACTACAGCGGACAAACCTACGCTTGGAACGGCATCAACAGCGCCGCAATCACGGCAAGCAGCGGCACGTTTTATACGGGCGAAGTTATTGATCTGACCAAAACATTGTCAAGCAATAATCCTTTCCGCAACAATCATCCGACCCTGGGCACGTTGTCAACTGCGGGTGCGGCGTATCAAATCACAGCCGTTACAGGCAATACGAACAACCGCCTGAACATCACAACAACTGGTGGCTTGATTCTCTACACCAACACCAACGCGCAGCTATGGAACTCTGGGTTTAGCAGTTCAGATGAACCCCTTGTCACTACTGGGACGGTTAATCCCCTTCAAGATGTTTGCGGCAAGCGCATTAGCAGCTGCAAAAAGCGGTTTGGTGATTATGCCGAACTACCGTTTGGGTCATTCCCGTCTGTTGGGACCTTCTACTCATGACCCGCTGGCACATGCGCTGGCTGATGCGCCAAGGGAGGCATGTGGTTTGGTCGTTGTGGTCAAAGGTCGCGAGCGGTATTGGCCATGCAAAAACCTTGCTGCCACTAATGATTTCTTCGTCCTAGATCCCGAGGATTACGCCGCTGCTGAAGAGGCTGGCGAGATCTTGGCAGTGTTTCACAGCCACCCCAAATCACCAGCACAGCCAAGCGAAGCCGACCTGATGGCGTGCGAAAAGTCCGGGCTGAAGTGGATCATCTGCAACCCCGGCACCGAGATGTGGTGCGAATTTGAACCGACCGGCTACAAGCCACCGCTACTGGGTCGCCAATGGGTCTGGAGCGTGTCGGACTGCTGGACGCTGGTGCGTGACTGGTACAAGGAAGAATGGGACCTAGACCTACCGGATTGGCAGCGTCCGACGAACCACGAGGAGTTTCGCCTGGCGCCAATGTTTGAGGACTGCTTCGAGGAAGCGGGCTTTGTGAATCTTGGACAGGATCAGCCTGAATATGGCGACGCAATTTTGATGCGTCTCGATGGATCACCGGGTTTGAATCACGTAGCTGTTTATGTGGGTGAGCAGCGCATTTTGCATCATTTGACCGGGCGTCTCAGTAGCCGGGACGTTTGGGGCGGCTACTATCAGAAGAACACCGGACTAATCGTCAGACACGGGAGCAGGTGCTGAGATGTTCCGCGTCATCAAGGTCTACGGCAAGCTCGCCAAGCATCTGGGGCAACGGAGCTTTAAGGCAGCGGTGAGGACACCGGCTGAAGCAATCCGTTTCCTGCTGGCAAATTTCCCGAGCTTGCGTGGCGTGATGAGCGAAGGCGATTACAAGCTGAGCGTGGGTCGCAGCCAGCTTGAAATTGGCGAACACCCTGAGCATATACACCTACCGTCGGCATCATTTGAACCCATCCGGATCATTCCGGTTGTTGCTGGTGCAGGTGGCGGTACAGGCAAGATCTTGGCTGGTATTGGTTTGATTGCAGCTGCAATCTTGCTGGGTCCGGCAGCTGGAGGATTTCTGGGCTTAGGT